TGATCCAGGCTTCACTTTTCCTGTCACGGCTGTTTTTAGTTTACTTCCAGGGTTTGCTGCCCTGTAAGCTCTTACACCTTTTGCTGTCATTCCAGCTCCAGATTTTGTTGGTCTATAGTTGCCACCTTTACCAGTAGTTTTTCTAATTGGATTGTCTCTTTTTCTTGGCATTTTTATTTTTTAATTCTTTTTTAATATATTTCAAGGAATTAGTTTCAATAATATCCTTGAGAAACTTTTTATTTTTAGATGAGTCCTTTGTAGTATTTGCCATAGCTTGGGTTTGCAAGATTGACTCCGCCGTAATTACCTTTGATACTACGACCATAGTAAGGGGTATTAGTACCGCCAGGGCCACCACTTGCTTTTTTAGTTCTTTTAACAATTGTTTTAACATTCGTAGGTTTAGGGCCAGTGTTGGACGCTGCACGTTTTCGTCTTACGGCAGACGCCTTCTGAGCTGCACTCATGCTTTGGGCTTTTGCAAGCGGGACACATTTCGGATATTTTCTTTTCGAGTTCTTTGATCTCCCGCATGGTTGATATTGCCCATTCTTTTTCGGAGCGCCAATATCGACCCATTTTTCTGCTACCCATTTTCTCAGCCCACCTTCTTTAGACATATTGCGTTTTCTTCCTACGTTTTTCTTTTACTTTGCCGCAACCAATTGCGATAATTTTTTTATTTTTTGCGAGCTTTGGTTTTGCTCTTCCTTTTCTTTTTGCCACCTGGTGTTACCTTTCCAGAACATACGGCTGATCCGTACATGTTTGCATAAGCTGATGGATAAACTTTAAATTTTCTTTTTGCTGCTGCTTTTCCTTTTGCACAAAGTTTAGCCATTACTTTTTAGGTTTCCTTGCCTTACCAAAACCTGTAAGTTGTGCACATTGAGAAGCTTTTTTAGGGCTAATTTTTTTCTGTACGTTTTTAGGTAGCTTACAAAAACCTGTTGATTTCTTTTCCATTATTTCTGCTCCTTTTTGCAATTACAATCGTGGTTACATAAACACGGAGTAATGCCCAATACTCTGCAAACGATCTCGCAGATCTTATTCTTAATTTTTTTAATCATGAAACTATTTTGTAGTTGCGCCTTTAACTTTTTTGTTCTGTGCAGCTAAAGCTTTTTTGAAAGCTGGAGACGTTTGTCCAACAGCAGCTTCAGTACCTTTATTAGGTTGGCCTGCAACATAACCAAAGCCAGGAACTTGCTTGTTATATCTCTTGTTACCCATTATTTTTTTCCTCCATTTGTTTTTATGATGTCAGTAGCCTTAATTCCGTAAATTGCCGCGACTACCGAAACCCATAAACCGGTTATCCACCAAGGCATAGCTTGTAATTTGTCAAAATACAAGTCTAATTTTGCCTGAATCTTCTCATCTTCCGCAAAAACAGCGTAAGCAAGTACTGCTAAAGGCGATGACAACACTAAAAGTACAAATTCGTCTTTCCAATCTCCTTTTTGTGCTTCAAAAATCTTTCCAGTGTACTCAATTTCACCTTTTTTCATTTTTTCTGCATGAATAAGTGCCGCTTCAGACATTGCAACCTCAGATGCCTTCTTATTTTTGTAAATTGCAAGGCCAGCTTTCAATCCTTGACCTAATAAACCCCAAGGGATCATGATTTTTTCCTTTTTTTACTCATTGTAGTCTTTTTTTTAACCTTTCCAGGTCCTTTTGTGATTTGTTTTCTCATTTGTCCTCTAGTTAGTGTCATTATTTTTTAATCTTGCAGCTAAAATTGTTTTTTCTAACGAAGTATCTGCTCTTAACTCTGCTAAATCTTCGTTTTGTTCTAGCTTTTCTTCTTGTAATTGTTGATTCATCATTGATCTCATACGTTCAAGGTTTAATCTTTGATCATCAACTTCTTTTTTACGAGCATTTTCTTGTGCTCTGATGTCTAATTCTCTTGCTCTTAGTTTTGCAATCGGATCATTATCAAATTGTGAAGTAATTTCTTTTTCTTCCTTCATAAATTCTTCCATCATCTCAGCAATCAACGTTGCTTTTCTTGATTCAATTCTCTGATTGATTTGTTGGATCTGTTGTTGGATCGGCATTGCAAACATTTGACTTACTTGTTGAAGTTGTAGAGCCAATTGTTGTACTTGTTGAATCTCATCTCTCATTTCAAGTTCAACTTGTTCTTGTGCCATTAAAGAAATATGTTCAAAAATATTCTTTTCTAATCCAGCCATAATCATTGGATTGTTTCTTGCCATGTTGGTTGCCATGAAATTTAAATGTGCAGTGATATGTGATCTATGATCTTGTCCAGGAAACGCTTGAAAAGGTTTTCCAGCTAACGCATCAATATGCTCCACTGCCGGATCTTTTGGCATCGGAGGTAAAGGTTTTATTAAAATCGAATCAACATTTTTAATACCTAAAGCATCATACATGTTTTTGTAAACTTCATACATATTATGCATTTGAGGGTTTGATGTTGCCAGTTGCAATTCCGTCTGCGCAAGGGAGATACGCTGTGTCTGTGAAAAGATATTAGGATCAGCAACTGGCAGGATGTCGACTCGATCGTCGAAGTCGGTTTGCTTGATTGTTCTTTGTCCACCTACCACATCATAAGGATACTCTTGTGGTAAATAAAGCTTGAACACTCTTGCAAGTAATTTGAATTCTTTTTTTAGGGCTGCATAAATTCTTTTGTGGATCGCAGACATAGTTCTCGATCCTCTTTCTAAAAGCGCAACCGTCGTTCCCACTGCCGCTTGTTGGTTCCCATCTCCTACTTGTAGGTCCGCTATTGATGCAAAGCGTTGACCTGCCGTTACAACGACGCCCATTAAAGCTAGTAATGTTTGTGATGGTTCTTTGAAAGGTAACATCATAAACGAATCTCTAATATTGCCGCCTGGGGCATCAACATCTCTAAATTCACCGGGTTGTATAGATTGTGCATCATCTCTAATTCTGATGCCTCGTTGTTTAAATCCTGCGGGTAAGTTGGAGAGCGTACCCGCATCCAATAATTGACGTAGAGCTGCAGTTGCAGTTCTTGATAAACCACCAATCATGTGGATGAGACCAAAGCCGTAGAATCCTAGTCCAGGCAGAAATTTAAAGTGGACAAAATATTGGATTTTGTTTTTCTTTGGATCTCCGATTTCAAAATTTCTTTTAATAGATAAAACTTGTCTAGATGATTCCTCAACTGTGACAATGTATGGAACTTTAATTCCAGTAGGCTCACCATCCATATCGACATCTTCATAACCTTCAAGATCTAAATTGATATGACATTCTAAAAGTGTAAATACGTTTTCATCTTTAGTTTTAACTTGACCATCAAGTTCTCTTTCTTTTTTCTCAACTTCAGTTTCGGTATCTTGTGGATGACCAAGTTCAATGTCTCTGTAAAAACCAGCGACTTGTTGTTTTCTTAATTCGTTTTCAGAAATTTTAATTCTGTGCATAATTGCTTCTGCATCATCTAGTGATGTTGCAGTGTAAGGTACGATTAAATCGTCAGCTGGAACAAACTTTGATACGGCTCTTCCTTCAACTTCATCGTAGTAAACTTTTTTAAATGTTGATCCTGCAAGAGGTAGATAAAATAACATAGAATCAAATTCAGGTTCATATTCTTTCATCTGATCCATGATTTGATAATTCATAAAATCTTTAACACGGTTTGCTTGTTGTGTTTTGTCTGGAGTTTGTACTCCTAAGATTTGAGTTCTCACAGGTCCATCTGCAGGTAATAATTCTTTGTAAGCGAGTGATTGAAACTGAGTTACCGCTTCAGCAAGTACAGGATGCGTAGCACCACTTGCACCTTGAAATGGTTCTGTTCTTTGTTCGTATTTAAATCCTAATAAATCTAAACCTTGAGTGTAAGATCTTTCCCAATCTTTTCTTGACATTTTATAGTCTTCGTATTTTTGAAATAAATCAGAACCTAATCTTCCAAGTTCTGTGTCTGGTAAAAATTCTGCAAGGTTAGCATAATGATCTTCTCCACCTTCAGGTGCCACGGCATTAGGATCATAATTGATATCAACTGATCCGTCTTCGTTTTCTGTGATCTCTAAATCATCTGGCTGCTGAGCTTCTTCTTCTTGTAGCTCAACAAGATTTTCTTGTAATTCTTCTTGACCCGGAATAGTGATTTCACCTCTAGGTTCGTTTGGTAGTGACTTGTCTATTTCTGCCATTTATTTTCTCCAATTTGACTGTCTTAACAGTATTATAACTTATATTCAAGCCTTGAGGCAACGGTCCTCTTTTAGGTGGTGGTCCTGATTTCTTGCCTTTAATCATTTTCACCGGTTCCTTTTTTCTGTAATGATTTTTTAAAAGCCTCTTCTTTTTCAATTTGTTTAGCAATATCGTC